CTCATCGAGGTTTCGGGTGCTTCGTATTGGACTGTGAAAAGACTGACTGTGCATTCTTCGTTTGCAGTGTCGCTACCGAATGTAAATTGAAGTGCAGGGGCGGAGGCTGTTCCATTAACCAAAAGCCCTGCAAGCAGGTCGTTGTAAATCAATTCTCCATCTGCAACATCGTCGCCGTGAATAGTGCGGTTAAACTCGATTGTCCCACTAATTTCACGCATGGTTGGTGGTGGTGCTCGTGTGCAAGTCTCGGATGCTAAGGCATAGGAATTATCAATGTCTCGTCCAAGACTGAATGACAATTCAACGGACTTCACCAATTCCGAGAAATTAGTGCTTGAAAGTGAAGAAGAGAAATTGACTTTAGCATTCTTGAAGTGGTATGCGTCGTTTGGGTGAAGGTCGCTTGCCGTTGGTGCGGCCAAAGCGAATCCCTTAGAAGCAGGTCCCGTAGTCCCCGATGCGTCTTCATTTGCACCTGTAAGTGTCGCTGAAAGCATAACATACTCGTTGATGTTTGCACTAATGCTCAATTCATCAACAACCTGTCCGAGGAAACGGTGTTCAACCTTATCCCGACCGGCACATACTGTAAAAGACTTGTATGCTGTTAGTGTTTGGGATTCTGTAAGGGTGTGCGTATATGCTGAGCCTGCACCCGATTTAGAAACATTCCCATAGACATTGTATAGGAGTTTACCGCAGAAGGTGTCGCCACTAAGTGCGGCTGTAATTTCTCCACCACTTCTGTTTGTTCCACGGACAACCTTTCGCTTTCCGTATCGTGTAACATCGACCCTATCCATCAATTCAAACTCGGGTGCAAATGATTCTTCGTCAATTTCACCATAAAGGTAAGAGCCGCCACCTGTTGCTCCGAAGTTGGTTTCTTGAATTAGTGCGAGGTATCGTGCGGCGAGGTTTGACATATTGAGTCCTCAGTGTTCAAACCATGAGCCTTAGCCTATATGAAGGCTTCACCTCATCAGCATTTTCTCACGACGCATATACTTGAATGTCATTCTATGCACGCAAACCTGCTCGTCTGCATCGAGTTTATTATCAAAATTAGCACCGTATGCAACGATACTGTCGGTTGTTGCGTCAAGTCCTGTGCTCGTATAGATTTCATCAAAGACTTCTCCAGCAATGCGAAGCCCGAAACGATATGCGTTCTCGTAATCCGTTCCTTTGGTTGTTATGAAAACCTGCACATCATACTCTTGCTCAACACTTGTGCCCGATAGTGCGGCGAAGGTTGGAGATTCAATACCTGCTATGACGATGTGGATTGTTGGTGGGGCGACACGAATAATCATGGATGAAGAAAGGTCAAACCCATACATGACTTTTGAATCGTCAAGGGATTTCAAATGAAGTCTCCTGCTGTTTCTTAGGAGGTTTCTTAGGGACATTCCAATATCATTCAAGGTCTGTTGATAGAATGCAGAGTGTGCTAATTCGTCGGGACTGAATGCTCCGTGGTGTGTTGCGTATGATGAGCCCCACTTTGTCTTTCCACTATCACTACCCCATTTGATTGTCTTAGACGAACCGCTTGCCCCCGATACAGTATAGAAAAGGTCTTCGCCCATTTCATCTTTAAGAGATTCATGCACATAGAGAACGGCATCACCTGCCGTATTCAATGTAAGGCGAAGAATAGTAATGAAAGGAGTCTCTTCAACCATAGTCAAGTCAAGGTTCGACACAAGCACTGTTGATGCTCCCACTAATTTTAGCCCTGTTGCTGTCCCATCCGATTGCACTTCAATTGATTTAGTCCCGTTATCGAGTCGCATAAGAGTCGTGCCGTCTATGGGTATGTCTGCACTATCGGGATAAAAGACACCAACAAGCAGGGTATAGTCTGTTGTAGTGGGCGATAGGGAATAATACTCCGTCCCTGTGATTTTCCAATATACTCCATCTGCCGCTCCACCTGTGCCTGACCGTGTATATTCAATGTTATGGTGCAACTGCTCGGGTGAAGTAGGGTCTTCGCCATTGACTCTTGAAGTCCAAAATTGTGATTTTCTCGCAACAGCCATATTAAGCACCTCTTCCTCCCGGTCGCAATTGTGATTCAGCCTTCAATGAAAACCTTTCAATAAAGTTCTCGGATATGTTAAACCCAATGCCCTCCATGTATCGCAGTGCGGGGAATCCATCGTGAACGAAACCACCCTTACCGTGCCTGTTTCGCCCTGTGAAGAACTTACCTGTTCCATCCTCGAAGTATTGAGCAATTTTACCGCCCCGATTACCAAGCACACCCTGTGGGTATGGGTCAGAGAATACACTGATTCTTTGCTGACCACTATTCTTATTACCAACAAACCGTGAGCGAAGGGAATTAGCAATTTTGGTTTCAGCCTTCTGTTTGCTCACCCATTCATAATAGACTTCTCTTACATTACCACGAGATGTGTGGAATGATTTAGAAGGTCCACGATTGTTTGCTATACGCTTTAAGCGAGCCTGTTGGCGTGCAATTCCTTCATCTGCTAATTGCTTAAGTGTCTCGCCTAATACTTGAGGCATCTCTTTTTCAAGACGCTGTAAATACTGAAACAGTTCTCGCCAATCTGTTTTTAGCGACCACTGTGTGCCGTGACCCCAATTGGATTTACCAGTGCTGATTTTTACACCTGCAACCATTTCAAATCACCGAGCCTAAATGTGCAAGGCGTCGAAGATATTCAATTGCTCTTTCTCTTAGTAGGTTTGCACGCATACCTTCTCCGTCTGTTCTTTGAAAGGTTGATTCGTCTTCAAGGTATAATGCGGCTGAAAGGTCGGCGCATATTTCACGCAGAATGTGAGCAAACTCGCCTTCTTGGACGGCAACGCCCGATGCGTGGTCGTTATTTACGCCAGTGACCCCAGTAAGGGTATGTGTTGATTTACCCGTCCACTGAAAAGAATCTCCACCAATGTTGCCCTTACCTGCCGAAGAAAAAGTAGAGCCATCTGTCAATATGATGCTTGTTGCACCTACACTGATTGCTCCATTCAAAGTATTGGATGCGATAGAGGATGAAGGCGTTGCTCGTCCATAGTAATTGAACTCTTGGTCAATCTCAATAGAAGCCCTGCGAATCTGTGATAGAAGTCTCGTATTTGCCTGTTGCCTTTGTGATGAGTTCAGCCCGAGGCGAACACCAACATCGGAAGTAGAGCAATAGGTCATTCATAATCACTCCAATTCTTCTAATCGTGCAATAAGGTCTGCCTTGACACCCTTTGTATCAAGACCGTTTTCTTCACAAAGTGATAGCAATTCGGCCTTCTTCATTTTCTTGAGTTCTTTTGCAGAAGGTAAAGTCTTTGAAATCTCTTTCAGGTCTTCGGCCAACTCAAGCACTTCGTCAAGAGTAATTTTGCCGTCAGCCATGAGCCTTTTGTAAGTCTTGTAAGCACCCAATGCGAGCCCTGCTAAAATTGTTGCGTATAGTATAATCATCTCTGTTTCCATTTTCAATCACTCCTGTATTCGACTGCTTTGACCGCACTATGCGGTATGAAGGCCATTGCTTTTTTGTCGTCCCTATGGCGGAACACCTTAAACCCGTGTTCATTTTCCACTATCCAACAATTTGAATAGCATTTTTCGGGTGGTCTGTAAATTATTTTTCCTTTATCCATACTTCTCAACTCAATAGGGCTTAGTCCAAAGAGTCACTTCCGCCATTCGGCAGGTATGACACCAGTCGGATATTGCCCCTGTTCTTTTGCCGCATTTGGTTTCAACGAGGCCTTCTTCAATGAGCTCACACACTTTCGCTTCACTCATTCTCATCACCCGCTAAGTCAAGTCCCATAGGGACAATAGGTGTGAGTTCAACAAGTGGTTTCTCGGGTGCAGGTGTTACTCCCGCATCGTGCTTTTCAACAATCATGCGGTGCTCGTGTTCTGCGGCATCACGGCTTCTATCGTGAGCCATATCAGCAGGCATCATATCAATTTCAACAGTCTGCTCGGATTCCCACATACGAAGAACCGTATTTAGGGCTGGTCCAGCAATACCACCAATGATAGCGATAAGTGCGATAAAGCCGTCGAGATTCTCAAGGACAACATCGGGTTTCCATATACCCATAGCCACAACTGAGCCCGAAGCAAGCAACCATAGATAGATTGCAGGCTTGACTGTGCTTGAAATCATCTTGTCATTAAAGGAACGGTCGTCTGCCTTCTTACGCATAGCAATACCTCACTCATATTTAATACTCGTCATGGTCTATATCAAGAGTATGTTATCAACCCATCAACCCAAGATTCGTCATTGCTAAAATAATTTCATTCAACGACGACTCAATTATGGCGAGTCTTGATTCTAATTCGGGGTCAAAAGAAGGGTCTGCCGCAGGTGGTAGTGGTGGATTTATTAAGTCTACGATACCACGAGTGGCCTGTTGCTCGACGGGAGTTACTTTGAAAAATCCTACCTTATTATGGGATTTATCGGTCGCTATCAAACCGTCGCTTACTTTGAAATCCAAGTCAGCAACAAATGAGCCCGTTGTCTGCATCCCACCACCATAAGTCGGACCTGATAATTCTTCTAAATCGAGCACAACCTTTTCAGTCATAGACACCGCAAAATTGACATAATCTCCACTGCCTGTGGCCGTTGGTCTGTAACCTAAAAGCGCATCGTGGAGTCCTATCTCGTTATTAGAGATAGGTGCTCCGAAGTCCGAGCAAAGAGTCCATCCGTTGCCTGTTTGAAGGTTGAACATCATGTGGAACTTGAGACGGTTCGTGCTGTTTGACATATAGACTTGAAGTGCCGCACCGTCGTATGTATTGCCTTCGACAATACGGAACTTGGTGAAAGGGACACCCCCACCATAGCCCGATACAGATAAGAGATTGATTTGGTTTCCACCATCACGACCGTAGTGGTGGCCGACTGTGATGTGCGCCGCACGGTGTCGTCCCGACCATGTATCAGCAACATAGAATTGAGCCATCGCCCTTTGAGCATAACCAACATCTCGCCCTTTGACGACAGCAAAAGTCCACCACCCAGTAGCGAGATTATCAACTTGGGCGGAAGACTTCAAAATGTTGGATGGTATCGAGCCACTACCGTCTGCCCCATCTGCTCCATCTGCTCCTGCTGGACCTTGAGGACCTGTTGCCCCCTGTATTCCTTGAGGACCTTGTGCCCCAGTTGCTCCATCTGCGCCTGCGGCTCCGTCTGCCCCATTATTGCCGTTTGTGCCGTTTGTTCCATCAGCACCGTCGGCTCCATCTGCACCTGCCGCCCCTGTTGCTCCTTGAATACCTTGAGCGCCTGTCAAACCT